ACCGTGAGTGAAGGTAAGAACATTCTGACTCTTGCCACTGTCTCCGAATCATTCCCTCGCGAATTCGCAGTGTATGACCTCCCGAATCTCCTTGCTCTTCTCAGCATCTGGGATGAACAGGATATCGAGTTTGAACAGTCGAGTATGTTCTTGCGCAAGGATAAGTCGGAATTCGAGTATGGTTACGCTGATCCCTCAGTTGTTACCGCTGCTCCCTATAAGTCTCTCGAGATTGATCCATTCTTCACCTTCAAGATGACTGCTGCCGAAATCGGTATGGTCCAGAAGGCAGCATCTATCCTTTCTGCGCCAACCATGAGTGTTGTCTCTAAGGGTGGTAAGGTGACTCTGACTGTCAGCGACCCTGCTAATCCTCGTGCGAATGCATTCCGTCGCGAACTCGACAATAATGCAGATGGTGACTTTGATTGCCGACTAAAGGTTGAGAACCTGAAGGTTATTGCTGACGACTATGAGGTAACACTCGGTAAGAAGAAGGCAATGCACTTTAACAACCTAACCAAGAAGTTGGAATATTGGTTGGCAATGGAACCTTCGTCGGTTGTATAAGGATATAAACATGCAAAAATTTGAAATTACATTTAGTGCTCGTAAACCATACGAAAGTGGTGAAGATTATTTGAATCGTAGCACCAGCATCGAATTTGATGTTGCCATTAGTAATCCTGCTGAAGTTGTTCGCCAGTTTAATAAGTTTCTGGCACTAAACGACTTCCAACTCGTTGTTGATGGTGTGCCTACAGATGACTGATAATCTACCAACTGTTGTCCCTAGTGTTGTCTTCAAGACTCGCGTCCGAGATGACTCGATTGAGGGTCCAAATCCCTATCGCTGGCAAGATGTGACTACCTTTGACCTGTTTGCAGGTAAGCGTGTAGTCCTGTTCTCACTTCCTGGAGCATTCACTCCCACCTGCTCGACAATGCAACTCCCTGGATTCGAAGAACAGGCAATGAGTTTCTACTCTCATGGGATTGATGAGATCTACTGTATCTCCGTCAACGATTCTTTTGTAATGAATTGTTGGGCGAAGGATCAAAACCTCGAGAACGTCAAGGTTATCCCTGATGGTTCTGGTAGATTTACTGATGAAATGGGAATGCTGGTAAGTAAGGACAATCTTGGATTTGGTGTTCGCTCATGGCGCTATGCTGTCATTGTTAATAATGGCAACATTGAGAAATGGTTCATCGAACCTGGAATGCAAGATGAGTGTGAAACTGATCCATACGGTGAAACTGATCCAGTGAATATCTTGCATTGGTTGCAAGAGAATAACTGATCCAGATGTAACTCTGGCGTATACAGTGCACCTTCGGGTGGTAGCGGTCGATACGAAAAGGCGACGACGGAACTCGTAACCGTCACTTTTTTATTATGGAGATATATTATGAGCAATGAGCAGTTTCTTTGGGTCGAAAAGTATCGCCCTCGTAAGTTGGATGACTGCATCCTACCAGATGCGCAATTGAATACCTTCCGCCAGTTTGTTCAGTCTGGTGAAATCCCTAACATGCTTCTCTGTGGTTCTGCTGGTGTTGGTAAGACTACCATCGCTCGAGCAGTCTGCGAAGAACTTGGGTGTGATTATATTATCATCAACGGTTCTGAAGAAAACGGTATTGACGTTCTTCGAACTAAGTTGACTGAGTTTGCTTCCTCGGTTTCCTTTAATGGTAAGACCAAGGTTGTAATCATCGATGAAGCAGATTATCTTCCTGCCCAACATATCCAACCTGCGCTTCGTGCCTTCATTGAACAATATTCAAACAACTGTCGGTTTATCTTTACTTGTAACTTCAAGGATAAGATTATTGCTCCTCTGCATAGTCGAACGACTGTTGTCGAGTTTAAATTGACCAAGGCAGACCGTCCTAAGATGGCAGGTCGTTTCATGAAGCGACTGACTGACATTCTTCGTATAGAAAATGTCACCTTTGATGAGAAGGTGGTTGCCCATGTTCTCAAGAAGCACTTCCCTGACTATCGCCGTGTGCTAAACGAACTGCAACGGTATAGTGTTGGTGGCACTATTGACGAGGGTGTTCTTAATACCAATAAAGATCTTGACATGAAGAGTCTGTTGACCTATCTTCAAGGCAAGGATTGGGCGAAGATGCGGGCATGGGTTGTCGACAATATGGACAGCGATCCTAATGCAATCATTCGTAAGATCTATGACGTCTATCTTGACGAGTTTAAAAATGTTCCTGTCATCATTCTTCTTCTCGCCGACTATCAATACAAGGCAGCATTTGCAGTCGATCAGGAAATCAATCTGGTTGCATGTTTGACTGACATTATGGCTTCTGCGGTGTGGAAATGACAGAAGCAATCCTAGAAGGTTTGGGTGAACCTACTAAGATTTACAAGGCAGAAGATTATGTTGAAAAAGCATCTAAGATAAGTCCTTTTTATTTTGTCAAGAGCATTAATCAACAAAAGAATCTCATTGTAGACGAAAGATCGGAGAAACAATACAGTCCATATATCATTAATCGAGCACTTTCGCTAGATCGAGACACTATCGTTCAAGCGAATGAGGTCAATTGCCGACCACACCTCGATCATGCTCTCCAAAATGCATTTCTTATAAATACTATACGGGCAAAAAACCGATGGAATCCATGGTTGAAGACCGAAAAGAATGCTGAAATAGAGATGATCAAAGAGTATTATGGTTATAGCAATGATAAAGCCCGCCAAGCACTCGCAATTCTCTCTGAAGAACAAAAACAATACATAAAAGAGAAATTGAATAAAGGTGGCAACAAATGACTGATGATTTTTTTGATATCGACTTTCCAGGGTATGCACCCTTGGAAGTAACCCTCAAGAATCCCGACGACTTTCTAAAGGTGCGAGAAACTCTTTCTCGTATTGGTGTAGCATCGCGCAAGGAAAAGACTCTTTTCCAATCATGTCATATCCTTCATAAACAGAGCAGATACTTCATTGTTCACTTCAAGGAACTCTTTGCTCTAGATGGCAAGGGTGCTGATTTCAGCGACAACGATCTAGAACGTAGAAATACAATTGCCAAGTTGCTTGGTGATTGGGGTCTAATCACTATTAAGAATCCAGAGTTACACGAAAACTGTGCACCACTAAATCAGATTAAGATTATCGCTCATAAAGAAAAGAGTGAGTGGGAACTGGTTCAAAAATATAATATTGGCGTAAAAAGAAATTAAAAAAACTATTGATTTTTCTTCAAAAAGATATTATATATAGAAGGTGGAGTGCTTCGGACTCCACCTTTTTTAATACTCGCTTAATAGGAGAAAATAAATGAAGTTTGATACAACAAGTATCCACCACATGGATCGTTATTTCGTCGGCGCTGACCGTGTCATGAAGAGACTGGCAGATATTGCCAATCAATCGACGCAAATGATGCCAATTAAATATCCCCCATACAATATCAAGAAAGTCGATGAGACTCGCTACGTAATCGAACTTGCAGTTGCTGGTTTCGGTAAGTCGGAGATTGATATTGAATTGCAAGAGGGATTGCTGAGAGTCACTGGAAAGTGCGACTCGCCTGAATCCACTGAATATCTCTACAAGGGAATTGCTGAGCGAGGATTCAAACGTGAATTCACTCTCGCAGATAATGTGGAAGTAAAAAGTTCTACTCTGGTAAATGGTATGCTGAAGATTTGGTTGGAAGCATTCATCCCAGAAGAAAAGAAAGCGAAGAAAATCGACATCACTGACGAGGATAATGAGTATCCGTCGCAGGCTGCCGAATTCTTAGCAGAAGGTAAAACTAAGTAATGTTCAACCATAAGTATGTTTTGCCCGTTTCTAGGGCAGCTCATCTTACATTGGCAAGTTTGCTGATGCTGGTGGGTTATGCGATTTTAACAATTTAAATAATGAAAGTATAAAGTATGTCCAATGTCAAATGTGTTAAGTTGATCAGTGGGGATGAAATCATTGCAGATGTTTCTGAGTTTGATGATGGAAACCTTGTTGTTCTCAGTAAACCTCTA